GTATTAGATTTGCATTGTGGGAAACAAATTACCATATTAAAATAAAAAATTATGCATTCAATACAAGTAAAAGTAAGAGCTGAAGTTTTAAAAAATTTAAACAATATTAAAGTAGATGCTCAAGAGCTTAAAAATTTAATTTCTATTCATCCAAATTTGACAGAAAAAGCAATCACAGAAAGTTTCACTTTTAAACACTTAGAGGGTAACGGTGCTTTTGAACTTGTTAACTCTTTAGAAGATGATATTAAGACGTTGAAAATGCTTTTAAACTTATTAAAATAAATATTAACAAGGGGGTTAATAGCCCCCTATAAAACTAAAAACAATGGAAGCAATTAATAAATTAAGAGAATATGCAAATTTACAGGATGATTGGTATATAAATTACCAATTGGATTTATTAGAAACCGAAATAAAAATAGCTAAAAACGAAGCTAAAATCGAAGTTTATAACGACATTAAAAACTATAAAAACCAAAACAATGAATAACGAGACTAAGCAATATTTTAGAACTGAAATAAACAATTTAGATAATCAATGTAATCTAATTAATGAAATTATTTTCGATGATTATTTACAAGATGATAATGAATTTATGCAAATCAGCGATTTAATAGACCAACTTCAGCAAGCTATTACAAATTATCAGGAATTTAATAATTATATATAATATGGAAACTTTAAAACAATATAAACCTGTAAAAAATCTACTTTCAAAAGGTAGTACGAACGCCAAAACCTCTAAAAATGATATCAAAACTTTTATACTTTATTTAGCCCCTCACAATTTAAATTATAAAGGTATTACTTTATGTAAAGATGCTTCCGAGGGTTGTATCGATGCTTGCTTAAATACTGCTGGACGTGGTGTATTTTCAAACGTCCAATTATCGCGTATTAATAAAGCAAATTATTTTGTATCTGATAAAAAAGTATTTTTAGCTCAGTTACTTAAAGAAATAAAAAGAGAAATAAAAAAAGCAAGTGACAAAAACGAAAAAATAGCATTTAGATTAAACGGGACATCGGACATTGATTTTTTATATTTATTAGACAAACATTTCAATTTCAATGTAGATTTATTACATTACGATAAAGTTTATTTTTATGATTATACCAAAAGTTTACCACGTGCCAAGAGATACCAAAACTATAGGAATTATACATTGACATTTTCTAAAAGTGAAACCAATCAAAACCAAGTTAAAGAAGCGTTAAATTTAGGTATTAATGTCGCGGCTGTTTTTAGTAATGATTTGCCTAAAACATACAAAGGTATTAAAGTTGTGGATGGTGACAAAAGCGACTTAGAGATGATTAAATTTAAGAATATTATCTTAGGATTAAAAGCCAAAGGTAAAGCAAGGAAAGATAAAAGCGGTTTCGTAATTACTAACTATTAAAAAACTAATAAAATGCATACACTTATAACCAATACAAACCTAACAATAAAACTACTAACAACAAACAAAGGCTTTATATGTTACAATTTAACAAATGACAAAACGCAAATAGATAGTTATATTTTGACTAACGATTTGTATCGATACAAAAATAGGTTTGAAAGTTTCAAAGCACTTAGTTGTATTAAAAAACAATTTAACACTATAACCTTTTAAGATATGAAACAATCAGTAAACTATGAATTTTATTTTTATTTTCAAAAGTATGGTAAAAAACGTATTGTAACAAATAAGG